CAATCTTGATGATGTTTTTACCATCAATTCTTGAAGTACCTACTAATTCGTCATTACCAGCTTTAGCTAAAGCTGATTTGATGTAAGTTGGAGCAGTTGCACCTAATTTAACAGTACCACCTTCGTAAGTAAAGTCTAAGTAAGACAATAATCCCATTGGACCAGCCATTGGTACTACTGGTACTAAGTCAAGACCGATAGTTTGAGCAGCAACTTGCATTGCCAAAGGCAATAATGTTGGAGCTTTGTCACCTGAACCAGTAGCTGCACCTGCTGCACCGTTAGCCGGAGCACCTGTAGGGAAAGATACTGCACCCATACCTGTTAAGTTCATTGGGCCAGGGTTGTTAGATAAAGACATGATGTTCGCGTCTTCATAAAGTTTGTGGTTGTGACAGTAAGTCGACATCCACGCTAATTTGCTAGATTCGTTGATACCTGTAGCTTCCGAGATAATCGGTGCCCATGTATTCTTGATCTCAGCTTCGTTTAATAAATTTGCCATTTTTAATGATCGTTTTTTTTGTTTATTGTTGTTTAGTTAAAAACTCGACATTCAATGGGTTTTCTGCTTCTGTCACCCTTATCGTCGATTAATTTATATATCTGTTAATTTTTTACTTATTGAACCTTTTTTTGAAAGCATCTGCCATACCTGATACATCATATCCTAATGTTGGTTTAGTTTCTTCTTTCTTAGCTTCAGTTACCATTGCAACTTTTTCTAATTCCACTTTAGTGTCTCTTAAGTCTCTAGTTTGCCAGAAATTAGCAACTTGATATTCTGTGTTCAATGTGTGGTATTTAGATTGTGCGATGATATTATCTTGTTTAGATTCAGATAGATTAGTCCATGCTTCTTTATATTCAGAAGGCATAAGAGCAATGAATGTAGGTTGTGCTCCTGCACTTTCAACAATAAGTTGTGCTTCATTCATTACTGACATAATTTCTGATTCTGTCATAAATCCTCTTTTAGAAACGATTCCTCTAACATCTGTTTTAGCAGATTCTGATAATTCGTTATATTTATTTCTAGTTGCAGATGATACTACTTTAAAGAATGAAGGATTTTCATTTTCTTTTTTAGTTGCATTTTCTACTAGTGCGTCTAATTTAGAAGAGATATCTGCTTTATAAGCTTCTAATGGATCATGTGCTCCATCTTCACCTTCAGCTTCTTCTTCACCTTCACCAGCATCAGCTTCTTCAGTTTCATCTTCGATTTCAGAATCTGATGTTACAGCATCGTCAGCGTCTTCGTCACCTTCTTTAGCAACTTCTTCACCTCCAACGTCGCCTTCTTCTGAATTATCTCCAGCTTCAACTTCTTCGTCTTCAATTTCTTCAACTTCTTTTCCAGCTTCATCGCTATCTGCAGCAACTGCACCTTCTTCTGAATTATCACCGATGTTTTCTATTTCGTCTGTGTCTTCAGCTTCGTCTTTATCTTTTGCAGGATCTTCTTCTTCAGTAACTTCTTCGTTATCTTCGCCTGCTTCTTTTGCAACTTCTTCACCTTCAACGTTATCAGCTGCTTCTACATCTTCTTCTTTATCTTCTTCTGCTTCAACATTAACTTCAACTTCTTCAACAGTTTCGTTTAAAGATTCAGCAATGTATTCTGCGTATTCAGAGACAGATTGTAAGTTTTCTTTTAAGTATTCAACGTATTCTAATAAAGTGTTGTTTGATTCAGCACCTTCGTTATGTGCTTCTGCTAAATAATTAGCGAAATCTTTAACTTTAGATACTGATTCTGCTAAATGCTCAGTATAAGAAATACCTTGATCTAGTTTTTCAGCAATACTTTCTGAATAAGAAATAGATTGATCTGTTTTTTCAGCTATGTGTTCAGCATACTGAATAGAACCATCTAATTGTTCAGCAATATACCCAACATATTCTGTTAAATCATTAACTGATTCTACAATGTGGTTATTGTGTTGTGTTAGATTTTCTACTGTGTTTTCGCTTGAAGCTGCTTCGTCTTTAGCTTCAATAGACTCTTTTAGTGTCTTGATCTCATTCGCTAAATACTCAGAGTACTTATTGAAATCCTCAGATTTTACAAATTCTGCCATGTTTTTATTTTCTTTTATTTGTGTGTTTGTAGTTTTATTTTCAATATTTTCAGTTAAATTAGCTTCACCAACTTCATATATATAAAGTCCTGTGTCGTTTGAAAAACCATAAGATTCATTAACTCTCTTTAACTCTGCGTTTTCAAAACCAGGGTCAGCTACTAAATCGTATGTAAACAATTGCTTAATTTTTACTTGTCCATTAGATTCAACTGCACCTGCAGCTCTAGATGAAATCTGTAAAGGTACACCAGCGTCTACTAAGGCTTTAGCTTGACGACCAGCATCTGTATCTAATAATTTAATACGTCCTCTGACTTCTTTAGAATCTTTGTCATAAGTTAATTCTTCAATAATGTGAGATACATTCTTTAAAGAAATATCAAATTGTGCAGGGTGATCTAATTCACCCAGTAATTTACTAGCTCCGATTTTTTGTTGCAATGCTTCTATTTGAGGAACATATTCGGATTCTGTGTAAATACGGTTGTTTTTATTTTTTTGATCAATTTGACCAAAAACACCTTCCAGAATGTAGTCTTTATTATCCGATGGAGTAACACTCAATGCAGATGACGACATCTCGACGATCAATAAATCGTTATTATTATTCATAATATTTTATTTTTGTATTTTTAATATATATCATACTTTATTATTGAAATATCTTATTACATTCCAGCAAGCGGGTCATCGCTGTCTTCTTCACCACCTTCTTCTTCCTTTTCAGCTTCCTTTTCAGCTTCAGCTTCTTCTGCCGATTTATCTAAATAATAGCCTACTAGAATATCCATTTCACCTTCTGCAAAAGCAGCTTCGCTATATGTTTCATAAAAATACTGCTTAAATTCTTCATCAGTTAAAGCTGCTGTAATAGCTCCTAGAATTTCAGCAGATTTAATTTCAGGACCAGAATCTAACTTTAGATCGTCGATTATGACTTTAGAATCTTCTCCAGCTCTAAGAGCATCTTCAGATATGAAGTCATTAAATGTTTTGATAATTTTCATGTTTTATATATCTTTTTTAATCATTGTTTTACATTGCGAATGGATCTTCAGCCTCTGGTTCTTCAGCCGACTTCTTTGCCAGTTTAGATTTAAAGGCTTCATTTGCTCTAATTTCATCATCACTTAGTTTAAGATATTTTTTAACTAAGTATTCTTGATCGAAATAGTATTCTTCTTCCATAGTCTCTTGATTGGTTGTCATTAACGAATCTCTCATAGTACCAATAAAGTCTAATCGTTTTTCCATTAATTCCATGTCTTTTAATTCCGAGAACACATTCTCTTCATTAAACCTTAAAGCTACTTGTGATTTAAACTGAGGATCATTTGTAAACTCAGGATATTTTAAACACATTTGAATAAATAAAGGCTTAGATAAAATTTCCATGAATATAGATCTCAATCGTTTGATAAACTTACCAAACTTGATCTCATCCCTAATCATACCATCAGCCGCTAAGTTGAAATCTCCACCTCCATCTTCATATAAGAATCTTGAGTAAGGAATTTTAGAAACATGTTTTAATTTATCTGAGAAGTATTTAAGTGCTTCTGTATCTGAAAGATCTGGCCCTTCACTATTTAATGTTTCTATTTCTGGTGAATCACCATCTTTAGAAGGTAACCAATATTCTTTACTAAATTGTAGCATTGGTTTACCGTCTGTTGCTAAAGTACCTGATTCCCAATCAAAATCTACAGATTCCTTATAAGAATTCATTAACTGTGCCAAAGATTGTTTAGCTCTAGTTTTAGATTTACCACCTACAGGAATTACAAACTTCATTCTAAATGAAGCATTAGTCACTGCCCAGATTACTCTGGTATGTTCCATAATTCTTAACAAGTTGAATGCTCTTGTTAATCTCTCTATATATGAAACTCTAGATGCAGTAGTTATAGATGAATAAGAAATGTATATAACTTGTGAATCATATAATTTTCTTTCTTTTACTGGATCATCTTTATATTGTACCCAAACTTTTTTACCATCATCGTGATTGTAACCTGGGATAAGAGTAATAGGATCTAATTCTTTAAAACCTATAATTTCTTTTTGGTCAGGGGAATAAATTATTTCAAAAGCAAGATATCCATCAATAAGAAATTTTCTAAAGAAGTACCATGCAGATTGATCAGAATTAAAACCAAAATAGTGATAAATTTGTCTGAAATATTTGTTAAGATCTTTATCAACATCATCTGATATATCAATACCTAAAATTTCAGGGTAACAGAAAAAGTTTTTTTCATCATACACTATTGTTTCATCACAAAGAATATCTAAAATATCTTCTACTTCATCGTTTAATGAAAACTTTCTAAGTTCTTCTCTTTTACCTTCATATGATTGATCAAAGAACGGAATATTAGATCTTAGGTTAGTGTCTGTCATAGACATTGCTGCAAATGCACCATAGATGTCGTCGTTGTCAACACCAAATGGATTCATTTGACCATAACCAATTTCTGCTTCCATTGGTCCAATTGCTTGTGATTGTCTTAAGACTAAATCATCATATCGCATACCGAACGAGGATAAAGACTTTAATGCATTTGATATGCTAAAAGGCTTTGATCCATTACTCAATGGTCCGTTTCTATCGTTAAATCCTGCCATATTACTATATTATTATGTTCTGTTTATATATCTTTTCTTTTTCCGCGTGTTTTAAGGTGTTCACTAAACGCACGCTTTACTTCGTTAATTCCAATACCATCTAAGTCATCAAAGTCGCATAGTGCTATTTTTGCCCAACTTTCATAAGAAACTACCTTTTGATTCTTTTTTAGTTGTGGAATATATTGTCTAACTGCAAAATCAAAACCAAATTGTTTTAAAAATTTTACAGCATCTTTATAAATTAGGTTTATTTGACCTTGTGTCATTGCATTGTCTTTTGATGCCCTTCCAGATTTTGATTTAATCTGCCCTTCCATTCTGTCATAGATCATATCTAATAGATCTTCTTTCATTTGTACTGGTAATAAGTTTAAATTAATACCAACGTCTGTTCCGCTTTCATGTGGATCCAGTGCTAATACTACTGGATTTCTATCCCACCACGGTAGAGTTTTAATATTTTTAGGTTTATCATATCTAAATACATGAATCATACCCGTTTTAAATGGTTTACTATATTTGGCAACAGAATTGTCTCTAACAGATTTGGATGCTTTTTCAAACCATTCTTCAGCACTTCTTCGTGCTTTAGTTTTACTACCAGCTTCTTTACTTAAATCCTTAATGTCCTTTTTTATTTTACCCATTATTTCAGAGATTTTTCAGTCAACACAATAAACCTCCAACCTCTGTTGTCAGCCCATGCTTGTGCATATTTATATTTATCTCTATTTTTTATATACTGCTCTGCCAAAAACTTATATGACTTCAATGCCTTTTGGCTATTCTTTTTAGGAGGAGATGGCTTTGTAATTTGTGCTTCTGGTTTTATTTCAACCAAAAATTCTTTATACGTTTCCACACCCTCATCAATACTTCTAGTTTTCATGTAGAAATCTGGATAATACTTATGTTCTCTTTTATCAAAAGACCAAATATACTTAATCTCTACTGGCTCACTTGACCATTTAATAACGTCTTCTCTTGTGTCACACATAATCATAAACTTTCTTTCCCATGATGATCTATAAATAATAGGGATTGGGCCAATATACTTTTCTGGATTTTTTGGATTAAAATATCCTTGTATAAAGCCTGAATTATTAGTAGGTTTAAGATTTTTTATTGACATTTATATGTTAAACATTCCGCCGTTTTCACTATCACCTCCTGTAGAGATTCGATCAATCGATAACGTGCCTTTATATTTCTGTGGATGAATTTTATTCCATCCTTTTGCATATCCTCTTTTTGCTATTTCTGTAAAATACGCAAATGCGTTTGGATATTTTGGATTAAAATTTCTCCAATATTTTAAAAGATCTAATAGAGCAAACTGTAAACAATCGTTACGATCATCTGAATTAACATAGTTTAATTTGTTAATAGTTCTTTCTGCTAATAACACTAACATTTTTTCTGCAGTTGGTGTTAATTTGTCTAATTCTTTTGACTTTACGAGTTCGTTATAAAGATCTTTGTTATTTAAATAATTTTTCTTTCTTGCCATTGTTGTTAGATGTATTTAAACTTATACGAAAAAAAGCCCAATTGTTTCCAAATGGGCTTTAAAATAAAATAGTGTAATATTTTAAATAGAATCTTCAGCAGATAACTGAAGCTTGTTTTTCTCTATTCTTAATGGATCGTCGTTTACGAATACTGTTAATATGTCTGTTTTTCCTTGTCCAGCCCATTCTAATGCATCTACTTTTACAACGGTACCCTTAGGGAATTCGTCTGATTCATATTTAGTAGAGGCGTCAATATAACCATCATCTTTAGTAAGAATATCTTCATTTCCTATATTATCTAGTTCTTCAGAAATTCTTTTGATTTCAGAGTTTAATAATTGATCAGCTGCCTTGATGTCTGGTAAATTTCTATTAGCTTCAGCTAATCTACCTTTTTGATCTTTTAAAAATGCAATCATTTCATGCATTAATAACATCTTCTCGTTTTTAGCTGCTCTTCTAGATTTATAAGATTCTAAAATATCTTCAACCATTGGCGTGATATCTGCACCTGTTTGTTCAGCAACATATTCGATGGCTGCGTCTGCAAGTAATTTAGTAAATTTATCTATTTTGGTAGATTCGTTATATTTGTATATGAACATATTATTTTCTGCTCTCATTGCCAATACATTAACGTCTCCGTCTTTTGATTCAGAAATAAATTCTAAAAGTCCATAATGTTTATAGTTCTTAGAAGCAAATTCGAATAAATCAATCAATGCTTTATCTTCATATCTAATATATGCAGATGCAAACATAGATTCTGATAAAGGAAGTGAAGTAGAAACTGCTAATTCTATATTACCAGTGTAAAATTTGTTTTCTTCTACCTTATATGATACTTCAATAGTAATTGAATTCTTAAGTAAATCGGTTCTAGATGATTCTAAAACTGCTAATTCATTTTTAAGCTCATCTACTATAATTGAATTATTACTAGCTTTATTTGAATTTTTAAGACTACTATTTAAAAAATCAATTTTTTCATTCAATGCTACAAGTGAGTTAAAGTTCTTTACTGAAGATTCTTCAATTTTAGAAATAGATTTCTTATTATTATAATCATAGTAAAAAGAAACGCCTTCGTTTGTTATTGAAAAAAGTTCATTTGCTTTAACTAATGATTTAAAATCTTCAGAAACATTACTAATTTTTTCTATATGACTTCCTGTCATTTTGAAATTTTGACCAGCTGCATGAAACACAAAACCTTGTTTTGCTTCAACAAATGGGGAAATAATTCCGTTGTTTAAATTTGTCATTTGTATTATTTAATTTTTAATATATATCTTTAATTTATTCTTTGAATGGTAGATCTGTCGACGAGACATCAAAACTATCACCAAAAAGAGGTTTATCTTTTTCCATAACATCATCTGAAAACTCTTGAGAATTACCAATTTTAAACATTCTATTTGAGTTCTTTCTTCTTTTAGAAGTTCTTACTAAATGTGAATTCTTAGTTATTAATTTACCCATATCTGAGTCATCTACTATGAAATCATCTCCTTTTGGAGATTCTTTTTGTATCCATGATTGTGTTTCTGAATCCCACATCCATATTGAACCTGAAGTGTCTGTGTATTGTACAGGTTGTGGCATATCACCCTCATAATCACTATATAATATTGCAGGGTCTAATGCTACACCATTTGGATCTCCGTAATTACCAGTAACACCTAAAGGATAAACAGATCTTGTAAATTTAGTGTAGATATCATCTTCAAAATCAAATGAAGGTATAAATGTGTTGATCTCTAAACTAAATGTAATTTTATGATTTTCTTTATCATCAAATCCATATTCAATTGGACGTTCTTGTGTGTAATCGTCTGGCATCATGTATTCTGAAGAAATTCTATACATACCATCTTCAAGGTGACCTGCATCTACATGGAAAAAGTTTGCCTTATACATGTTTTTAATAATAGATTCTGTGACCTTAAACATATCCAATTGGCTAGAAACTAATATTTCAATATCTACGCCAATTACACATGGAATAATTTCAAATTCAGCTACATAACCTTCCATTAAACCTTGATTATTCATCATGGTATAATTACCTAAATTTCTTTTATTTACTAATTTACCAGGATCAACAGAAAATGAAGTTAGATTTACTATACCTCTTGGCACTTTGTCATAATTACCATTTGCATATTGACCATCTGGATCACAGCCTTCTCCGTTTACATTTGAAAATAAGAAATTATCTTTAATGAAGTTTTCATCACCTGATACTGCGTAAAAAAATGGCACATCAATTATAGCTCTCTCTTCATTAGAGATTTGTCTCCAAAAACTAAGCTTGCTATTAAGATCAGCTAATAGACCAATTATGATGTGTCTAATAACTGAATCGTCTTTGTTATACTTAAGATTATATGTTGCCATCTATTTCTTTATTTTATTTATATATCTTACTCTATAGTATCTATGGTGAACTTAGAGAACCCGTTCTCTCTATAGATCTGTAGCTTCTTGTCGAATATTTCATGTGGAAGCACAGAGTGATTGATAACAAATGTATTTATCTTGTTTTCTTTGATCACTTGATTTAATATCTTCAATATGTTATAAACACCATCATGGTCAACTGAAGATAACAATTCATCTAAGAATAATAAGTTTAATTGTGGAAATCTTAATTTTAATATTTTGATAATAGCGATGATGATAATAAAATCTGCCTTCTTGCGCTCACCTGTTGAAAGCGTCATTGGATTAATATCTTCACCTAAATGATTAATAATACAATTAAACTTCTCATCAAATCTAATATGGAATTGTAAGTGCATTGTTTGCGCCATTGCTGCAATATTAGTATTAAGTCCCGGTAAAATGGTTTTAACTGCTAAATTCTTTACACCATCTTCACCTAAAACCTGTTCTACAATTTCCATGAAATTATAATCAGCATTTAAATTATCTTTGCTTATAGATTTAACACTTTCTTTTTTCTCAAAATCCTTTATTAAATTTTTAAGATGTTCAAATTGAGAATCATCAGGCGTTTCTTTTATTTTAAGAAGTTCTGATTTAAAAGATTTCATACTATATTTGATATCTGATGTTTTACTTTCTATATCACCTTTTTCGCTTCTTAATTTTGAAATATTAGATTTTATAGAATCTAATGCCTCCTTGAGTGATTTAATACTCAATGTGTCTTCTTCTATTTTAGTACAAAAGTGTTCTTTTTGTTCTAAATGCCATTCACTATCTAACTGTGTTTCACATGTAGGACATTTTTTACTTTCATATAACTTTACTTTCTTTTTAAGATATTCTATTTCATGTTTTAAAGAAGATGCATCAGTTCTTTTAGATTCATATTCTTCTGCGTTTTCTGTGAGTTTTGTATCAATATGTTGTTTATTGACATTTAATTCTTTTACACTTTCATTTAGTTCTACTAAATTAGATTTTAACTCGTCTATTTTAGAATTGTTTTTTTGCTGTGATTCTTCTAATAAAGTATTAAGTTTACCCTTAACCGAGGCAATAGAGTCAAGTATTTGATTTAATTCACTCTCATAAGAATCAATGTCCATTTTTATATTTCTTCTTTCAGTTTTAATTGACATTTGCATATCGTTTAAAATAGAGAAACCAAACATCTTGTCAATGATTTGTTTTTTATCTTGATTGGACATTGTTAAAAATGATTTAAAATCATTTACAGACAATATGATTATGTTTTTAAATACATGATATGGTATCCCAAATATTTCTTCTTCTAAATAATCTTGTACAGATTTTTTACCTGCTTTGTCAAACTCAACTCCATTTAGTTTTACACTAAACTTATTAGGTAGTAAACCTCTTTCTATTTCTACATCAATTGGCCCACATGTTAAACCTATTTTAACATGCAGTTCTTTATTAATTCTATTTGGCAAATCTGAAAGTTTTACACCTTCAACTCTACCATAAAGTGCATATATAATTGCATTTGCGATAGTTGTTTTACCATCACCATTTTTACCAAGTGTTAGGAATAACTTTGATTGTTCTGGATCAAACTCAATTCTTTGTAGTTGATTACCATAAGAAGCGAAGTTTTTAAATTCTATAAAATCTATTCTCATATTTCTCCACCATTATTATATGCACATTGAGTGTACAATATTTTTAGTTTTTCTTTTAACTTTCCTTTGGTTTCCTCATCATCATTTAAACCATCAACATACATGTTACATAAATTTAGTATGTTATAATTTTTATACATTTCTTCTACATCTTCCATGTCATAAAAATCTTTATCAATGTAGTTTTCTTCTTGATAAATATTTGGTTCCAATTTTCTACTAATATTTTGTATTTTGTTGATTAATTGGCTTAACGCATTTGTTGTAGCTATATTAGAAGGTACAAATAAATCTACAAAATTATTTCTTATTTGATTTTTAAATTGACCTAATGGAATATCGTATAGTTGTATAATATTGTATTTCATAAATTTGGGTGAAACCTCATTTGGGAAAAATGTTTCTGACATATCTTTTAGATCTACTAAATCAAATCCCTTTGTATTATTAGCATCTGATCTTGTTAATTGATATGGAGTTCCAACCATTAATAATTTACCACGTTCTTGTCTAAAATGAATATGTCCACTATAAACTCTTGTATACTTGTCATAAACATTAGAATCAGTTCCGTGTTCATTCTTAACTTTAGCGTTAAGGTAAATACCTCTAACTTCAGAGTGACAATATACAATATCTGCCGTAGGGTATTCTGCTAATGTTTCTGTTTCATGTTCTGAATCTCTTCTCCATGGCATCATTAAGATTTTCTTGCCAGACCAATTTAATAACTCAGGTTCTTTATAAATCTGAACATTTGGAATCCATTTTAAACTATCAATAGAAGTGACTTCATTTGAATTCTTGGCCCATATATCATGATTACCACATATGATATGAACTGGTAAAATCTCACCAAGTCTTTCAAAAAGGTTTACAGCGTAGTTTAATACCCTGATATTAATACTTTGTCTATTATCAAAGGTATCACCAACTTGCACTAAAACATCACCTGGTTGTACGTGTTTCTTTAGTGTTGGAATAAATACTTCTTCGAAGAATTGTTTTTGTATGTCTAACCATTCTATAGAATTAGCTCTAACACCAAAATGTAAATCTCCCAGCACCCATACACGATTGGCACCTTTTTTTAAGATACTTGGTTCAATCATTTTAAAAAAGTTTCATTATATTCTTTTGCTTCAATATACCCGTGCGCAAATCTAATTCTTGAATTAAATC